TTCCATTATATATAGAATTAGCTGCTCTTAAAACTACATCAACATTAGAGGTCCCTTCTCCTCTAGCAACATGAACTCCCCACCAATTCCCATCATAAAAAGGTGCATCAACACTAGTAAGTTTAGTTGTACCATCCCATAGAGATAAAGCAGCATAATCATTAGAAGATGATGGAATTGCCCCTGAATATGATGCACTACTATATCCTGAACCAGTATAATCTAAAGTTAAATAAAAATTACTAGCCCCTTCATTATAAGAAACTATGCTGTATTTATCTTCTGAGGGTAAAGTATCTCCTGCTTTAAACCTAAAAAACATAGATTCAGGATTATCATCATAGCTGTTCCAATCAGTATTTACATTCCATGGTATTTCTATATGATTGCTAGTAGAAGAACTACTAACGTAAGCAGCATAATTAAATTGGTTTTGAAAATAATCCCAATCGTTTGTATTATTTTTATCCTTCCCCCCAAATTCTGAGATTCTTAAGATTGTATCAGGGATGCCAAAACAATTAATAAGAGCTCTTAAACCTGCTACTGTACCTTTTTTATTTAATAGATAGGGTAAATTGTGATATAAGCGTTTATAAGTTTCTTTATTTACATTTTCTAAAGGGAAAGCCTCATTAGAAGCAGTAATATAATTAGTAATTACTTCTGATCCTGTAGGAGGTAATAAACTTCCTGAAGCATTTATACCTAATAAAGCTGAGTATAAATCGTTTGATGAAAAGTTATTTTGATATAGTTTTAAACCTGCTCCTCTTAGGGCATCTGCTACTAAATCTTTTGAAATTCCAAAATCTAACCTATTATCAGCATTATATCTGTCCGTTAAAGTATTAATATATGAATATAGTATATCAAAATGCTGACCAATCATATTTAAGAATAGCTCATATTCTGAATTTGCAGGGTCTTCTTGCAAGTAAAGAGGTACGGCATTAAATAAATTATCTTGGTTTTCATCATCATAATAGGATGATGTATATAATCTACCACCATAATAGGGGCTATTTTCATTATTACTCCCTAACCACCCTAATACTTCTACACTTCCCGTAGGTTGTAAGTTATAAGGTTGAGTAGAGTTTGATTTGGGATAAGCTAAAGCCCCTGATGTATAATATAAATAATTTTCGTACCCATCAAAATTTTGAATTAGCGAAGTTATCTGAGATTGATAAACTGCTAATGAAGCTGAGACATTTATCCCCGGTGAAGTAACTACAGATAATGCATTTATACTATTATTAAATGATTCAATTTGACCGACTTTGTAATAAAAATTTAATAACCTTTGTGTAGCCGAACTAAATTGAATGAAGTTATCAAAATTGGTATAGTCTACATTAACAGTTATACCTTTTTGATTTAGAATGTTTTCTAATTCGTTATATGAAGAGGTTAATTGAGTAATGCTGGTTAGTGAATTATAATCTTGTTCTTCTGTAGAATTGTTAATTTGATCCGATAGTTGGAAATTAAAATTAGGTCCTTTAATATATTCTATATCCTCCTCAATTATTATAGGGGCTAAGGGTAAATTTATATTAAATCCTACAGTCTCAGCAGATTCAAATACTACTTGTAATTGGTCATCAACAGTGACTGAAGCGGGTAACGGTTGATATAATTTAAGAAGGATACTATATTCTTCGGTAGTAGTATCTAATAAAATATTGTTAGCTATATAATAAGAACCATTTATTTCTATATAAAAATCCTTAAATAACCCTTCTACTTCTAATAAAGAACTAAACTCATTAACCAATACTTCAACCTCCTCATTAGGGATATTATTAACTGAGATTCTTACTTCAGTTCTACTTGGAGAAATAGTTTGGATAAAATAATTATTCTGCTCAGAATTTAAAGCTGTTCTATAAAAATTATAATAAACATTAAAAACCCCCTCATCATATCCAAACTTTTTAATATCTTCAACAGGAAATACTACAACAGAAGATATTTGACCTTCATCAATAGTATTTTCATAATTTCTAATGCTAAAACCAAATATTCTATCGCTATTTAATAAATTCCCAGTAACGGTTTCAATGGAAAATATAACCTGATCTACTACAGGGTTAAATTCAGAGGTAGAATTTACAACAGGAATAAGTACCTCTTGGGAAGGGTTATATTCTTGTTGGGTTGCCCCTTCAGGATTAACTAGTGGCGTTAGTGTTATCATTTGTTTGTAGGGTTAGGTCTACTATGCTTTGTTGTAAAACTAGATTTTCTTCTTTTAGGGTTGTTATTTCATTTAGTAAAGCTTGAATATCATTAGATGTAGATTGGGAACCCACATATTCTGCACTAGACTTAATAAGAAATTGATGAGAATTAATCTCACCTTCTTTAGGTATTTCATAAAATAAATCATTATACAATGTAAAGAATTCCCCAGTACTAACAGGTTCCACCACAGGAGGAGGGGGTGGTACTAACTCAGTAAATTGAGTATTAATAGTATTAAGGTAAGCAGATTTATTATAAAGTTTTTTATTTAACTTTAATTCACTTCCTGAGTTATGTGGGGTAGGGTGATTAGCCATTTATAACTTTAAAGTAGTAATTATCGTCTAAAATTAAGGTTTCTCCTCCAATATTGGTTTTAACAAGAATTTGATAATACCTTTCAGGTTCTAATCCATTCATATATAAAGTAAAATAACTACTCTCATCATCAGCACTTATTTTAGTATAGGTAGTATCAAAGTCTATTACAAATTCATTAGTATCTAAATCTTTTATAGCATAATATGAAGCTGTAGGAAGATAATTATTATTAGTATAAATAGAGGCTGTTTGGAATACTCGTGGTGGGAACTGTGGCCTACAATTTACTCTAAACTTTTCAATACTTCCTCTTCGATAAGTCCCGGCATTATTACCTAGGGAGGCTACCATACGAGAAGTATCTATTATACTACTACTGTTAGATCCCGTATTAAACACATAGTCATCCCATTTGACCTCGAGTTGTGGTGGATATATAGTATGTGTATCTATGGAAAAATACTGCACTGTAGTAACATAATTTCGATCGGCTATAAACTCATCGCTATCGCTTTGTTTTACTATAAACCCATCATTGGTAAATCCCCCTAGACCGTTAGAAGCACTATACCAAGTTAAAACTGTATTAGTAACATCAATATTTAAATCTTTATTACTAGAGTAACTTAATACTTGAGAAGCAGTTACATCTAAACCTAATGCAGAACCTGTATACCATGTACCCCCTCCTGGGTTATTTGATTGGTATGAAGCTGTAGCATATGTTTGGAAAGTAGTAGGCCAAAATCCATTATTAGAACTTAAACTAGCAGTCCAACATACTCCATTTTGAGTTTGGGGCTCATTAGGATACCTCCCAGTACCCATATTCCAGGATCCTGATATAGGATAAATTTCTAAAGTAGTATCAGCATTTAATCCCGTAATATCAGATATATAAGTTCTAAAGTTAGTTTGAAGGGAAGAGGTTCCTACTCTAGTATCTAATAAGTTATTTATTTCTGTTTGGGAAAATTTAATTAAAAATCTACTTACTTGAGGCCCCGCAGTATTATAAAAGGTAGAAACATCTAAAACCTGATCTACCCCTGTATTTAGTAAAGGGAATTGAGAATAGATGGAAGCATCCTTCTCGGGAAAAATCTTATATACTGCCATTTTATTTCAATTTAAAGCTATTCAAGTAAGTATTTTGGGGAGTCCATTGCTGTAAAGTAACTGTATTAATAGATCCTCCTGAAGTGTAATTAATGTTAGAATATCTTCCGGAATCAATATTAGTTGAGTTAGTTCTGTTAGGACCTCCTAAGGGACTAGGGTTTTCTAGATCTAAACTAGTCTCTGTAAAGGAATTTATTAAAGGGGGTTTTTTATTATCTCTAGCCATAATTCTTTTTTTATAATGATACTACTCTACCCTTAATATCGGTATTAGGAAATTTAACTTCAAAGATGGAGGGGTCTTGGGAAGGATATATTACACCATTTTGAGTAGCTCCTTCTATAGCATAAGCGTACTTAGAGTAACCTAAACTTTCCCCAACTTTATTATTAAAACTAATATTTTTTACATTTTGAACCCCGGGTACAACCCCACAAGTAAGTAAAGTATATAATTCGTTTATGATAATAGGCTTATTAATTTGCATATTATCTATACTAAAGTAGTTTATTAATTGAGATATACATCCCGAAAGGACTTGGTTACTATTAAAATTAGGAAGTACTACAATTTCAAAGTCAATTCCTATATTAATAATAAAAGCATCTTTTATTCTAATAGAATCCCCAATCATTCTATATTGAGATAAATAAGTAGATAAATTCTGTTTTAAAGCACTAGTAGCATTTACTAGTCGTGTATTATCATTATAAGCTAAAATATATAAATCCAATACTGAGTTATTTTCCCCTGGGAGAGTATTCTCTAATTTAGGGGATTCTGTATATACTTTGGCTATAGACCCATATTGGGAAGGAAGGCTATAAGCCCTTACTAAATAATCTTCTTGGGTTACTGCTCTAAGTTGAGAAGCATAACTTGCTAGGGAATTGAGTCTTAAATCTTGTACAGTATCTCCATCTCCTCCCCCGGTTGCGGGGTTAGGGTTATTAACGGCTAAAGAATTAAAGACAGTTTGGGCTAAAGTAGGATCTAAACTATCTGTAGAAAATAATACATTAGCAGTATTACTTATACTACTTAAGGTATTAGCAGGAATGTTAGCTCCTACTCCCCCACCAGTTAGATATCTTACTGTTAAAGTAGTATTTGAAGGGGCTACCCCATATGTTTTATCAAACATAAAATTAGTAGGGGAGTAAGCTGTTGTTAATTTATTTTGGCCATAAGGAAGACCTATCCCTACATTATTAGGATTAGGAACTATCTGCTCATCATAATCATTAGTTGTACCCGCACCAAACTGTAATTGGAGTGTTGCAGATCCACTATTTAAGTTATTACTACTAACAAATCTAGAAACAAATCTTCTAGGAACTTTTTTTAATCTTAATAAATCACCTACCTCTGCAGTATCATTTTGAGTGTTTGGATCGTTAGGAAAAGGATTAGTATTTCTAACAGACTCAAACACAGTTTCTTGGGCTAGGTAGTCTACTTCAACCCATTCATTCCCATCACTATCTGTAACATCTAATATCCCTAAAGGTTGTTGAGTTACAACATTAAAAGTAGCAAATCTTTCGGGGCTTCCTACAGTAATATTGGTAGTATTAATAGTAGCAGAGATAGCTTGAGCACTCTTTTTAAGTAAGAATGAAACAGGATCGGTACCTGTTATTTCATAAACTGATACGGTAGTAGGGTCTAAAGAACTTGATTGGCTAAAATCAATCCTATTTTGTATTAGGAAGGGATTACCAGTATTACCCGTTACAGTTGCATTTTCATTTATAATTAAAGAATACCTAAAATCGGGCAACCATTCCCCAGACCCCGCATCATATATAGCGGGTACTGTTTGAAATACATCTAACTCAGTGGTAGCAGCGCTAGTTACTGAGGGTTTATAACCCATCATGTAAGATAAATCGTATAAATTATTTATCTGCTTAGCATACTGAATAAAGTTTTCTTGAATTTGATTGTCGGTGTAGAAAGCCATGACATCCCCTACATAAGATGCCATTTCAATAAACATCATTCCTGGTGAGGCCGCACTAAAATCCGTAAAGGTAGTTGGGAAATAGGTTTTAGAAAAATTAATAAGGTTTGATCTCATTTCAGAGAAATCCCTATTAATATATTCAATGTTTCTATTAATTCCGTTACTGCTATTTGTCATTATAAAGGTATATTAAATTCTATAGATTCATTTAAACTTGAAAATACCGAGTAAAATATTTGAATTGTAATACTATAATAGTCGGGATCAGCAGATGTTTTAACTTCTTTTAGTCCTACCATAGGAAAAACTAAAGCCATATCATCCTCGATACTTTTCTTTAAAATTTCAAGAGAAGCGGGATCATTAGGCTCAAATAAATATCCTCTTATATTACTACCAAATGAAGGATTAAATATTCTTTCTCCCTTGCTCGTTAAAAAGTAATTAATAACATTATACTTAATTTGTTCCGCACTAGTATAATTTATATTAAAAATGGAATCAGAACCTGAAGTAGCATTAGCAATTACGTCTGAACCTGTGGGGGGTAATAAACTTCCTGGGGTATTAATGGCTAATGGAGTTGATTGGAAAGGTACAGACAACCCAATACCCACAGTGGGGTATTGATCAAACGCCGGTATATTTCCAACTTTTATAGCCATTATTTTTTACTTATTAATCCCATT